CTAAACTCGTCCTCGCCGTACTCCTTCGCCCCTTCATGCTCTTTCGGGGCTTCGTTAATCCCCTCCGGGTCCAGCAGCCCGGCGATGTCACTGTCAGACCAGCCAAGGGTGCTCAGGTCGAAGTCCTGCAGGTGCAGCGCGGTGATCTCCTCGGTCAGCAGCGCGTCATCCCAGCCAGCGTTGAGGGCGAGCTTGTTGTCAGCGAGCACGTAGGCCCGCCGCTGGGCCTGTGTGAGGTGATCGAGCACCACCACGGGCACAGTGGCCATGGCCAGCTCACGAGCGGCCTGTAGGCGGCCGTGGCCGGCGATGATGCCGTCGTCGCTAGCGACCAGGATCGGGTTTGTGAAGCCGAACTCTTGGATCGAGGCAGCGATCTGCGCAACCTGCTCGGCGCTGTGCGTACGTGCGTTGCGGTCGTAGGGCACCAGCCGGTCAAGGGGCCAGTGCTCAATGCGCTGGGCGGCCTGGATAGCGGCTGCAGCTGGCACTGGTGTGCGGGTGCGGTGATCGGCTACAGCTTAGCCCCATGCGTTGCTGTTGGGCAACCGCATCAGGTGGCGGGCTCCAGGGCCACGTCAACTCCGTCTGGGGTGGGCCTGAGCCGGAGGAACACACCACCCAGCGATTTGGGCATGACGATGCGCTCGACGGCCCAGCCAGCGCCTTCTGCGAACTCTTCCTTGTAGGTGCCGGTTTGGACGTGCCAGCGCTGTGCGATGCGCTGGCGGCCGGCGGCCGTGAGGCGGTAGCACGGGTGGGAAACGATGGTGCGTTCGTGGTTGTGGCCGTTGACGTAGAGGTCGGCCTCTGCGACGGCTGCATAACGCATGCCACCGAGGGTGCCCTTGGTCACGATGCCGCCCCATGCACCGTGATGGAAGAACAGGGCAACGCGGCGGATGCGTTCACCACGGGTTTTGCCAGGGCGGTAGAAGGTGAACCAGATCCAGCCCTGGTAGCGCATGTGCTCGACCGGTGAGCTGTAGCGATCCCGCATGAGGCGGGTCATGTTGCCAAGCGGGTCGATTTCGTTGTGGTTGATGATGGCGGTTTCGTGGTTGCCATCGCTCATCATCAGGATGGTTTGCGCGAAGGGTTTAAGCCATTCCGCGCATTCGCTGAATACCAGATCGAAGTAATTGCTACCGAGGTGCTCAGGGCGGATGGAGCCCTTGGAGCCACGACGGTCTTTCTTGCCCTGCATCAGGCAAAGGATGTCACCAAAGAAGAGGGCGTGACCGCCACGACCCTGAACATGCTTGAGGTGTTTGCGCAGGAGCTCGCGGTCACAGTGTGGGTTGTCGAGGTGAATGTCTGATGCGAGTAGGAACTCGTGCGGATCAGCGCGGCTGTAGGGGATGCGGATTTCCAACAGCTCAGGGCTGTGGCGGATCAGCTGGAGCTTGCTGAGCGTCACCCGGTCTGTTGCTGTTGCTGCAGTTTGCCTGCCGAGAGCGGATGTGTTGCGGGTGGGCAACGGATCCAGGGGGTTGCCAACTTCCAACCTCTGCCAACCTTTGTCTTAGGAGGCAGGAAAACGGCTATTCCTGCCTCCTACCCCCCTATCTCCCCTCTTTTTATCAATTCTTCTTAAGAGGTTAGAAGGTTAGCAAGGGTAGAAGACGCCATGCGCCGCAGCCGATTTGCCGCTGCTAACCTCTGCCGACCAGGTTGGCAATCCCGTCAGTCCAGGGTGGGTCCCAGGATGAGACAAAAAAAGAGGTCAGCAAGTTGCCGACCTCATGGGGCGATGGTTAGCAGCTGCTCAGCCCTTGGTGAACACCCAACGTTGGACACCAGCAACGCTGCGCCGAGCCTTGCCGTAGCCGAGTTCGCGCATGATGGTGGCCACCTGCATTTGATCGGCGCGGGTCTGCCGTTCAGTGGGCTTAGCGATGGCTTTGCTGAGGATCGTCTCTGACGTGAGTTCAGCGTTGAAATTGCTAGGCCTGGACAGCCAGTCAACGATGGGCGTCTTCCACGGGTTTTCCACCTGATAGTTTTCGTTTTCTTGGCTGACGATCGTGGCCAGTTCAGGCGGCAGGAAGTTGGCTTCACCGTCGCGGTAGGCCTTGACGGCACCAGCCCAGATGGCGTCCCGTTCGGCCATGAGGTTAGGCGTGTCGATTGGATTGGTTTCGGTGCAGGTGGTAGGAACAACCCAGAACCGGCGGTTACCGGTGTCGTCTTGCAGGAAACCGGTTGAGCGGTTAGTTGAGCCGACGATGATCCCGCGCCTAGGGAATGCTTCGGTTGCTTTGCCGTAGGGCACGCGGAAAAGGTCGGTCGATTGCGAAAGGAAAGATTTGATCTGGCCGGCGTGCTTTCGGCCCATGATGTGGTCGAGTTCCGCCCATTCCATGATCCATGAGCGGTGCAGAACCATTAGGTCGTCTTTGCTGGAGATGTCGCCTAGGGCATCAGAAAAGAACGCGCCGCCGAGGGCAGACCAGAAGGATGATTTGCGGGCGCCTTGCTCACCCATCAGGACGCAAGCGGTATCGTGTTTGCAGCCCGGCTCAAAGATCCGTTTTACGGCACCGATGAGGGTGCACCGGATCATGTGGTCGTAGATGGTGGTTTTGCCTAAGTCTGCGTCTTCGGGCCTGAGGTATGCGCTTGCTAGGCCGCCGATGTAGGCCGGCTCAACCGTGGCGGCGACGTGCTCCAGGTAGAGCGCCACGGGGTCGTAGGGGTGTTCGTGCGCGACCTGGACTAGGCAGTCCACCGCGAGCTCCTTGGAGACCTTGTAGCCCTGCTCAGCGAGCGAGAGGTAGAACCGCTCCGCGCCTTCCAGCACGGCGCCGTCCATCTCGATCTGTTGAGAGAAGCGGTTGAACCGGATCCGGTCGGAGCCAGCCTGTGCGCGAAGCATGGTGAGCAGCTCAGCTGCGTCCACGGGCTGCAGCTTGCCGGGTGATGACGAGATTCCTTGGTTGAGTTCAGAGACCTGCTTGGCCAGGCCTTTGATCTTCGCCTTTGTGCGCTCGAGATCTGGCGAGCTTGGTTGGAGCCCCTTGAGCGTGGATCGTGCTTCCTTTAGTTCCGACTCCAGTTCACCGATCGTCTTGGCGTTAGGCGAGGAAGCCAGAGCAGTGGTTCTAGGCGGCAGCGCCGGCCTGGCAGTCCGGGTGTGGAACCTCAGCCGCGATTCGAGCTTGTCGAGGGGGGTGCCGGGGTGTGGGTTGTGCGCGGCCGCGCCATCGAAGCGCTTGCGGGCCTTGCGTGCGTCGAAGTCCCTGGCCTTGGCCTGAGCTGCTGAGATGTGCTGCTCAAAGGCCTCAGCCGCTGTGATGTCGGGGCGATGGCCCTGATCGATGATCCATTGCTCGGTACCCTGCAGGTCGAGGGCCAGCTTGAGCTGATCGTCGTTCCACTGACCAGGCGTGCCGCCAGTTTCAACGAGCGTGCGGCTGTCAAGAGTGATGAAGTCCAGCAGCGGCAGGGTTGCTGGGATGATCGGCTGAGGTGTGACGGTGAGCAGCGGTGCGGGTTGCGGCTCGGGATCCTCAAATAACAGGGCGATCAGCGCCTCTGGCGCCTCAGCAACGCCGGCTTCTGCGGGTGATCGGCCTTTGATCCAGCGGTAGCTGCCGGTGATGGGGTGAGCGCCGATGACGACGGACTGGTGACGATTCCAGCGAAGGTCGAGCTGCTCAGCCTTGCCGTCAGCGTCCACCTTGCCGGTGTCGAAGACGCGGCGGTTACGCATCCTGGGCCAGTAGCGCTCAGGCACCGTGAACAGCACCTGAAAGCGGCCATCGCGGCCAGAGGTGCAGGTGGCGGTTTTGGGGAGGCTGCGGGGCGGGATGCCTAGTTTTTCGAGCTGCTCAGTCGCTGATATGCCGTCGTGATCTAGGAACAGGAGGCCACCTGAAATCGGTCCAGCGATGACGCCGATGGCTTTGGCCTTGACGATCCTCTTCTCAGTCTTCTCTCCTACCTTGAACTCGATTTCGCTGCCAATGGTGATCTCTTTGGCGGCTTGCTCCTTGGTGAGCGGGTTGGCTTGCCAGTTGTCTAGGTAGGGCCGCTTGTTGCCGCTGACGGCAACGAGTCCCCAGGATGCTGGAAGCTCCTGGAGCTGTTCTAGGAGCGTTGGCATCGTCAGTTGCGGGTCTGGTAACGAGCGAACGCCTCACGGCGCCGGTGGATCTCTGCGTGGCACTCAGCGCAGACCAGTTGAAGGTTTGCCGGGTCGTCAGTGCCGCCATGCTTCACCTCGATGATGTGGTGCACCTGCAGGCACACCGAAGGCCGCAAGAGCTTGAGGTGATCCTCTTGGCGCATGCAGTGCCAGCAATGGGAGCGCATGGCCTCAGGCAGCAGATGCTTGAGGCACTCATTCGTTTTCCGCCGTGGCTTGCGGTCTTCAGATGGCTTAGGAATCCAGAGGAAGCCGTGCTGCGGGCAGCGGATTGATCCCCAGTGTTGAGTGTCTGGCCTGGGGTTGAAATCGCAAGGGTGACCGCACTTGGGGCAGTCATGAAGCGAGGGGTAATCGCTCATGGATCAGCCCTGTCTGCGGATGTCGCGGGCGATCAGGTGGCGGATGAATGCGGCCCGGCTGCAGTCGTGGCGGGAGGCTTGGAGGTCGAGGTGATCAACGAGGGTGTCAAGCATCTCGAAGGTGGCAGCGCGGGGGCTGTCGCCTGGCGGGACTGGGGTGAGGGCGACGTGGGTTGTGTCGCG